CTTTTGTAAAATAACCTATTACGCCAATTATAAAGCAAACAATAAATAGTTCCATATTTAAAACTTCATGTAGTTATCAACTTGCATTTCCTCGGCAATCATCCGGTCAAATGCTTTTATAATCTCCTTTTTCCGGGCAACCTCAAACGCCGTAAAATCAATTTCCGGGCTTTCGGTTCCTTTTCGGCGAACTTGAAACGCTGTATATTGGTTTATCATTCCACGGGCTACACGCTGCATATACCGGGCAAACGCTTCTTTTCGGTCGTCCTCTTTAACTTGTACATCATCAGCCAACCCGCATTTTTGCAACCATTCATACAAAAACATATCATCAGTTAGCCCCAATATTAATTTCCCGGTGTATTTGTAGCAAAGGAAAATATAACGGTTCCGCCATTGTCTTTGTATCTCAAATTGCCGTATTTGCTGCGGCGTCATTTCGCCTTTTGGTTCCGGCAATACTTTAAACGCTTTGTCAATTACGACGTTCTGTTTTCGCTTGTATGCGTTCAATATCTTTGAAAGATAATCCGCATTGAATTGCTGATAATGATTTTTATCCGGGTTCCCGTGTTTATCTTTCGGCAAAAATTCGTCTAATTCCCCGGTCGTCGCCAACTCAAAAGCTATCTTAATATCCGCCAACGTCATATCAGAGTGATAACGTTTCAGAATATCCAACAACCGGGATTGTATATAATTCCAATCATTTTCATTCTGTGGTATTATATAACCAACGTCCATTGCTATACGCTTAAACAACAACGAAAGATTTTCAACTAATTTTGCATCGTCAATTTCCGCAATTGGTGTTTTTGTTGACGCTGCGAAAACATATTTTTCAACTGGGTTTAATGCTTTGGCAACCTCCGGCAATTGCATCATTCTACGGCGTACTTCAATGGCTTTTGTTCCGGGCTTGGTATTATATATTTCTAAAGCCGTATTTTCTTTTTTTTCAATAGCTCCCATATCAATCAAAATCATTGTTTAAATACTTCATCATATCCGCAATTTCTTTGCTGCTTTGCTGCTCTGTCTTTACGGAACGTTTCATTTTTTCCCATTTTTCGTATTTTTCGGGGGTTGAATCATATTCTAACGCCGCCCAACCTTTTGAAATGCTTTCTTTTATCAGAATCAGCGCAAATTCTTCCGGGTATTTACTCAAACCATTTAAGTTTGCTTGTATCGCTGAAAAACTCTTTTGCGACGTTCTCCATTTCGGTTGACACATCAAAATATAAAAGTTCCGTTTAAATTCATCGCTATCAAATGGGAATACAAGTTTTGCAAAGTAATTATCAACTTTATCAATTACTTGTTTTCTGACGTCCAACAATTCCGGGGTAAACCCATAAACAATACTTGCTTTAACTGTTTTTTCTTCGTTTGAAAAATTGTCTTGTGAAAATCCGTTTGGATTTTCTTTTGAGGCTTTAGCCTCTTTCTTCATAGTATTATTAATATTATTATTATTAATATTATAGTCTTGTAGTCCGTTTTCGGACTGATTAAAGTCCGTTTTCGGACTGTTGTTTAGTCCGTTTTCGGACTGCTGTATATTAATATTATAGTCTTGTAGTCCGTTTTCGGACTGATTAAAGTCCGTTTCGCTTCTGTTCCATGTTTTACATTTTTCTGTAAATCTTAGATACTTTGTTTTCCCAAAAGAACTCAACTCAATAAATCCTCTGTCTGCAAGTTCTTTAATGTTTTTGTAAACTCTTTTAGGGATTGAAAAAAGCAACGGAAAATCATCTACCATTTTTGTTTCCGAATATTGATACCAAACAATGCCATCAACCGTAATTGTATTAGTCCACGTTGGCAATGTCATACACGCTGCAAGCGTTGTTGTTTGAACAATAGTCAGTTCATTTGCAACGGCGAATCTTTGGTCAATCAAAATATTGTAAGTCATAATTAAAAAAGAAAAGCCCCAATTAGAGCCGTTACACATCTAAAAGGGGCTTTGTAGCTAATTAGCAAATATCTTTCAATCGGTAACGGTCGATTTTTTACGCCACAAATATAATACTTTTTTTTTATTCCAACAACTGTACGGGCTTAAATGCTTCTTTTACCGCAAACAAATTTCCCTCACTTTCGTTTGGAACAATCGTAACAACCGGATAACGGGAACGGTCGCCGGGCTTTTGAGAAACTGCAAATTGTACATTCATATCAAAGATAATTCCTTTTACAAATCCCTTTTCTTGCAATATTGCGTCGAATGTATCACGGATATTGGGTATTGTTGACGCCGTACCCTTTGTCGTGAATTGCCATACCCCGCCAACTCCACGAACCAACGGAATAATAAAAGTTACGGTTAACGTTACAATCCATCCGTCGCCGCCATTCTTAACAGCCCGGTTTGGGTGCTTTTCCGTAACCCCTGCCATCAAATTAGGATAATCCTTTGTACTGTATTGTGCATATTGTTTTCCGTTCCATACAAAGAACGTTTCCCCATCGCCGTATGCTATGCGTCGCCCGTCGTCGTCCCGGTATTCGTACATTTCGTTACATACCTTTTCCGGGCAATCATCCGGGAAAATTATTTGAATAGTTTGCGGCTTTTCGCCGTATGCTTTGGTAAACAATCCGGCATACTTTCCACTAGCAATAAAATAGTCAACACTTTTTGGATATTCTTTTCCGTTGGTTGCTTTCTCCTTATACCCTACTTTGATAAACCCCACACGTGGCAAAACAACACGTTGTATGCCGGTGGTTGGTCTGTTTATGTTTATACGTCCTTTCATAATCAAATATTAATTTCAGTATTCAACAAATCTTTCTTTGTCACGGGTTCCGGCTTTTTAGGCTGTTTTTCTTCGATTTTAGCCACTTTTTCTTTTTTTGGTGTAATTGTACGTTTTGCGGTTTTCTTTTCCTTGACGGGCTTGTTTTCCGCCGTTTTTGCCGTTTTTCGTGTGGTTCTCTTTACGGTCTTGGTTTTCTTTTCCTCCGGTTCCGGTTGTGGTTCGGGTTCCGGCTGTTGTTCCGTGGCATTTTCTATTTCATACGCTTTCATTCTCAATTCAAACGCTTGCAATTCTTTTCCCTGCAATTTTTCCGCCTCTGAATGTACGTCTATATCCGACCAACCCTGCATTTCTGAAAAACTTTGAAACGTTCCGGTCACTTTAACAAACCCGTCAGAACATTTATAAATATTGGTTGCTATGCTGTACCATCTGTATTGGTCTAAATTAAAGCCCTCGTCAACCAATTTTACGCCGTATGTGTTCCCAATATCTGTTGTTTGGCATAATGAATAATTGTCGTCGTCGTTGTTTATCAAATCAATAAACTTTTCGCAACTGATAACATTCTGTTCCGGCTGTGGTTCGGGTTCCGGGTCTTTCTTCAAATCCTCAACGGTAACGGCTTTTTCCGGTTCCGGCTTTTTCTTTTCCGCCGGGGCTTTGCTTTTAACAAGTTCCGCCAACGTCAGCGAAACAATATTGTTTGTCAAATCCGGTTCGTTATCCAATGATATTTCCCCGGAAACCGCCGTAAATGTATTATCCCGTTTTTCGTCCTCAATTGCTGCCAACTCCAAAAGATACGGGATTTTCTTTGCGTTCGGGCTGTCTGTTTGGTCTTTCAAATTGTACGTCGGTTTCTTTCGCCAATCTTTCGGGCTGAAATTGAAAACACGGTCAATCGGAATATCCGGGAAATTTTCGTTCCACATCATCGCATATAAATGCAACTGAATTTCCGCTTCTTCGTAAAATCCTTTGCGCCCGCTTTTGAAATCCACAATTGCGTTTATGTATTCTTTTGAACCGGGCTTTGATAACATCGTACACGGTAAATCAATCATTCCGGCGTAATTATGAACGGGGTGTACCAACGCAATTTCCACGGCTAACGGTTTAACGTCATAATCCAAAACAAATTGCGCAAATGCCAATATGTCCTTTTTGAAATCATCAGCGTAATAAATGAAATCGGCTGGCAATTTGTTGTTATCAATATAATCTTTCAATTTGGCTTTCAATCCGTCCAAATCATAAACCCGGTTAATTATAAGTTCCTCAAATTGGGCGTGCATAAATGTACCATACGCCGCCCGTTCTGCTTTGTATCGTTCCGCCTCGTCAATACCTTTGTCGGCAATCCATTTAATCAGAAATTCCGATTTTGGCATTGTCTGCGATAATATGGTTGTAACTGACGGATAAAATTCCGGGGTTCCGTTGTCGTCAAACTTGTAATAATATCGGTGTCCTTTGCTGTTTAGCTGCCATACTTTATACGGCGGTTCGATTAATGCGCCATCAAAGAACATTGCCGTCATTTCCTCAACCGTCATGCCCGGCACAATTTCAAAAGCCCCGGCGGGCTGTTCTATTTCGACGGCATCCAATCCGGGGCCAATCTGTTGTTCATCGTTTATTTCCGGGAATTTATCGGCGGGCAATTGTCCCATTGCTTCCGCCAACTTCTTAACCGCATTTACTGCGTTACCCATTGTGTTTGCAATACTTTTTTCCGGGTTTTCCGGCTGTTTCTTTTTCGCTCTCATGTTATTTGCTCTTTAATTCGTTAAACAATACATAAACCATTAATCCACACATTGCAGAAAACAAAAAATGGATATAATTCCAAAATCCGGCAATAAAACATATTACTCCGAAAATGCTAAATATCATTGCAAAAACCTTTGCTTGCCACGCATCGGAAAAGAAAACATCAACCATCTTTTCCATTTTTTCGATAAACTTCTTTTTCATGGTTTTAATCCTCCATTCCAAACAGATAATCGGCGGAACAACCGCACATTTCGCAAATTATTACTACCCATTCCGGAACAATCCTTTTGGTTGTCCCGTTGCAAAGATTTGTCATATTTACCTGCTGTGCGCTTTCGCTTGCGCCCTCAAATAAACGGGCTGCAATATCCTTTTTCAATACCTTTTTTCCGTTCGCCTCGGAACGGGCGATTGCTTCATTTACTCTCAATTTCATATTGTTTTATTTTTATGGTTATTACTCTACATGCCCGCAATGTTTGCAGGTTTTTTCCTCAAATATCGGTTCGTATTCATACGGGGTTAAATACCCATCGCCGCCGCAACATTTATAATCGGCGTCGGTAACTTCCATTTCTCCGCCACATACCGGGCAATCTCCTTTTCCGACCAATACCAAATTCAGAAATGCGTCCAAATGTTCGGAACGTACAACCGAAATTCCGGTTGCTTTGATAATGCCGACAACATCAGAAACCGGAACGTCACGTTCGATACTATCAAACAAAGTGCATCCCCAAAATTCCGGGTCGTCTTGTATCATTTCCTTTTGGATTAATTGGTTTACAATGATTGTTTCAACTTCTGTTGCTTTCTTTCCGGCTGCTTTCGCCAAAATGTTCAATTCTTTGTCTTTTCTGATATTCATATTATTTCGCACTATCCCCGTGCGTGGGCTTAACTTCAATGCAAAGGTACAAATATTTCTTTAATTACCAAAAATAAATACTTTTATTTCAAATTTATTTTTGCGGGTTGTTTTGCAATTTACGGCAAACAATATATTTTTGTGGTACCGCATCAACCAAATATCGCTCTCGGTTACTGCGTAAAATTCCCCCGGTGCATATTGATTTATGACGCCGGGGGGCTTTTTATTTCTTACTCTGATAATACAACCATTTGTAAATTTCGCCGTAATATCCGGTTTCCAATACTGCTTTTCGTATGGTCTTTGCGTCGTACTCGCCAAATGTTACGTACTCATATATTGACGGGTTTTCATGCAACGCAAATTCAAATGTTATATCAATATATGCGTCGCCGACCTTGTTAAACGCATGGTCAATCGGTATTGGGACGTTTGTTTTTCCCTCACAATAAAGAATCCGTTCCGGGAACGCCTCGCAAAGTAAATGGGAATTTCGATAACATTCTTTCGGCTTTGGCTTAATTACGTGCCGTATGTAATCCAATTCGTAATCCTCTAATACATCAGCCGCCGGAACAATTTTAACGGGCTTTGCAGCGTTTAATAAGTCTTGGAAATACGCTTTTTGTCTTTCGTGCATAGGTAATTCCAACATCATTTCAATTTCTTTTATTATTATACTTTCCATACAATTTGTTATTCCGTCCATTCCTCAATATACATTTCATACGCTTCTTGGCAACAACGCCCCTCACAACTTATATATCCATTCGGGACGCCGTGGGTTCCTTTTTCGCCATCATCCAAAGGACAATATAAACACAAATCGTCGCTTAAATCATCAGCGGTTTTTAATTTAGGGTTCTTTATTTGCCATATACCCAATAATAGGGTTGCAATTAATAATACAAAGAAAATTAATATTATCACGTCCATATTTTAACCTTTCATTCTACCAACATAAGACAAATTCAATACATCGTACATTTGCCCCATAACGGCAAATTCTAACATTGCGTCGCTGTTTGCAACGTCGTTTATCCTCAACAATGGGTATTTGTTGCCATAATCCGTAACGTACCCGTCCGGTTCAATGTCTGAATATATCCGGTCGTCGTCATTATTACCAAAGTATTTATTTAGGCTTTGCAGAATATTGTTTTCCAAATATTCTTTTCCCAATACTGCTTTTATTTTATCCTGCTTTCTTAATGCGTACCGCATGGCTTTTAAGTATTAAACCGGGGATTGCTCCCCGGCTGTTTATTATTTCAAATATGCAATTGTAAGTCCGTTCAACATCTGTTTTCCGTATTCGATAATTTCAGAAACTTTCTTTTCTATTGTTTCCGGGTCTGTTGGGAAACGTTCGTCTATGCTTTTATAAAAATCCGCTTTGTATGTTTCCAACCATTCCGGGGATTTGCCTAAACGCCTTTCTATCGCAATACATTGTCGTGCCTCTTTCAATGCCGCCTCACGGTCTGCCATATATACGGACGTTGAATAATTAGCCCGTTTTTGCGCCCCTGCCAATCGCTTTCCGTAATCTCCTTTTCCTACCAAATCCAAACGACCAAAATAAAATTCGCCGCTAACGCTGCACGCCACATAATCACGGGTTGACGTCCTTTTTGAAACAACGTTTCCGTTTTCGTCCTTAACTTCATATAAGTATTTTTTGCCCTTTTGGGTCTTTGTCAAAATGTACTTTTCCATGTCTTTGTTATTTTATGCCGGGGTTTCCCCCGGCGTTGTTTATGCAATACGAATTAAATTAGCTTTTTTGAAACATCTATATTCCTGCTTTTCGGTGTCGAAATAGGTTTGAACCGTGTCGGCTGGTTTACGGGTTCCGGTTGGTGCCGGGATTATGTCCGGGTTCATTGTTCCGTATGCCTCACGCAATGAACCGTCTATTTTCTGAAAGTAGAATTTTACAATTCGTTTTTTCATTTCGGCTTTCAACTTAATGTTCAACCATGCACATTTTAAAGCCTCTGAAAGTTTATAACCATTGCGTTTTACGAACTGCCACGCCAATTTGAAAATCTCACTTAATTTGTTTCTTTTTTCTGAACTCATACGAATTTGTATTTGGTTCCGGGAACCCGCCCGGTCGGATATTATTTAACATAGAAACTTATCTTTATTCCTCTGCGCAATTTGCAAACGGTTTTATCATCGGTGCCATTAAATGCACGGCGCAACATCTTATTAGCCATTTCAACGCCAATCAATTCAATCAATCCTTTAACGCCTACCAACTTGTTAACCTTTTTACCGTCAACAATACCGTTGATTTTAATGCGGAAATTGCGATTAATTTCTTTTGTTGTGTATAATAAACCGTTGTAAATTGTTGTTGCCATTTTGATTTTCTTTTAATTGTTCGGGGTAAACGCCCCGTCGTTGTTGTTTGACAATGCAAATATACAACCTTTATTTTAATTACCAAAAGAATTTCTTTTTATTTTATCGGAAAATGGCAAAAAATTCTGTTTTTGGTTCAAAAGATAGTTATTTTGGTCGAATTTTCGATTTAAGCCACTTTTTCGGGCGAAATGTGTAATTTATCCATCCGGGAAAGAAAAGCCCGCTACGGGGCTAAAAATGGGCAAAACTAAAAAAGCCGGGGAAAACCCGGCTAATCCTTAAAAACAATCTTATAAATGGAATGAAAAAGTATTTGATACAAAAATACTCATTTTTCAATCTCTATATATTCAACCCCCATTATTTTTGTATGCGGGTTCCTGCTGATAACATCAATTTCCCGGTTCTTTATTTTCTTGGTTTTCCATAAAAAACCTAACCAACGCTTATATTGCACAGTTTCCGTTATTAAAAGGCTATCCCGTGTTATAATTTTGCCCGAAAACGTATTATTTATAATACATCCGTCAAAGTCAACCCATTTGTCGGAATACTCAATACAACGTACAACGGTCGTAACCGTATCGCCGGGCAAATATACAACGCTGTCCCGTACGGTTCCACGTAATTTGGTTATTGTTTCCATTTGTGCCGTTGTAACGGCTTCCAACTCCCGGTTCTTTGTCTGCAACGTCTTTATCAACTCCGCATCGCTCGCCCGGTATCTTTCAAACTCTGACAATTTCAGTTCCAAAACCCCGACTTTTGCGGCGTTCAAACTATCCTTTGTTTTGTACGTTTCGACGTCCTGCAACAATGTTTCTGTATTTCCCCGGTATCTGTTCCGTTCGTCCGTCAATTTTTCAATTTTCGTTCGTTGCACCCATATTGTTGCAACGGCGGCAACTACCATCGCAATTGCCGCCCAAATCAAATACTTTTTCATACAATTTTCTTTATTGCTTCAAAATGTACCTTTGCAATCCTTTCTTTTCCGTCGTCGCTCATCATAAAACGGCAATCCTTTTCATTATCAAAAAAGAAATTTTCAGATAATACCGCCGGGCAAACCGTATGTTTCAGAATATAAAATTGGCTTTCTTTGTCCGGGTCGCCGTCGCAATGGTCGAAACGCATTTTCCAACCATCCGGGGCAAACTCCTTTTCTGCCTCATTACAAAGGACGGTTGCAATTTCATCGGCTTTCGTTTTGCCGACGCTTGTATAACATTCCCATCCGGTGCCGCCTCCGGCGTTCCCGTGTATGCTGAACAATACGGCGTTCTGCCCGCAATCGTCATATATCACGTTAGCACGGCGGCAACGTTCCGGTAATGATACGTCGTTGTCCTCCGGTACCAAAATTTCAAACTTTATTCCCTCCGCTTTCAACATCGCCGCAATACGGCGTACAATATCACGGTTAAACTCCCATTCTAACAATTGGGAACCGTCGCCCCAAATGGGGGAACGTTTTCCGGGGGTCTGCGAACCATGCCCGTTTTCAAGAATTATTGTTTTTTGATTCATAGAATAAAATGTTTTTATATGGTTTGTTTTTATTTATATATTTTCTTATTGTAACCCTGCTTATACTTGTTTTTTCTTCTGCTATTCTCATGGAACCATATCTTTTTTTTTCATTTGTAATTGTATTATACGCAATTACTCCTATTGATTTATTATGTTTTTCCCCTCTCTTTCCTAACCATGCTTTAACCGGATTCCTTTTTAGAACTCTGAAAGAATGAAATTGGTTTTCGCTATGGGTTACATATTCCAAATTATTAATGTTGTTATTTTCTTTATTCCCGTCTTTATGATTTACTTCCAATTTAGAATTACCAACAAATGTTTTCATTACCAATCTATGCAGTAATATTTGTTCATTTTTCCCATTTTTAGATAATGTTACAAAGCAATATCCGTTATTATATTTGCTTATTTTTATAAATCTATCATTATGCAATAAACGTGTATTTCCTCTTACAACTATTTGTCTGCTCAATGATTTAACATGCCCATAATTACTAACTTGATAATACCCATCATATCCGGGAACATCTTTCCAAATCTCATTTTCCATAATTGCCAACTTTTAAGAACTGCCAACAAATAAGAAACGGGGACGGGCTGTTGGCTTGCCCTTTCGGCCGGTTAATTACTCCGCCTATCCCCGTTGCAAATATAATTATTTATTTACTCATTTTCGTTTTCTCCTTTCTTTTTATTGTTTTTGTCGGGGTCGTCCCCAAATTCTTTTTCCAATCTGTCAATTATCGGTTGCAAATGCGACGGCAAAGCCCTTGTAAACTCCAAACGGATAACATGGTAAATAATACGTAACGCCAAATTCCGGGGGTACGCAATAACCAGATTGCGGAACGCATTTTGCAAATACACATACATAAACACGTATGTTAGTGATTTTACCACGATAACCGCCGCATTTTCATCGCCGCAATTTTTCATTATTACAAAAATCGCCTCCACGATAAACAGATACAACAGAAATTCGCACAATGCGTTTTTGAACTTACGGAACGAAAAGTTTTTGCATCGCACAATCGCCACGCCGTCCGCCCTCATACCCGCCCAAATATTGAACGCAAACATTACTACTAACGCATAAACAAAACCTTTTGTCGGGGTTACATACCCAAATAACGGGCTAACCGTGGAAATGGCGATAATACGCCATTGTTCCCAATTAAAAATTCTTTCCATAATATTTAAGCCATTCAAAATATCCCATATTTTCCAAATAACAATTGTCGTTTTCTGACGCTTTAGCCTCCTTTTCAAATGATATGTCTTTGTATGCGTTCTTTAATTTGAACAATGATTTAAAGAACCATTCCAAAACATACCAAATATAAAAAGAAAACAACGGCAATATATACCACCATGCCGATATATCAAATATCAATTGCAATATAAACATTATTACCCATCCGGCAAAAAACATTTCTATCCACTGACGGGCGTGCGTACATTCGTGATTGCGTACACTTTGAGGCATTTCCGTTTTGTCCTTAAATTCAGTAAAAACAAATGCCGTCAAAGTTATTGTTGTGTAATTAGCCCATAATATTAAATGGGCTAATTTGCTGTTGTAAATAATCTTTTTCATTTTAATACATATTTAATGTTTTAGCTATCAGCCTACATAATATCTCTTTTCCATAGGAATTTAAGTGTAATTTATCGTATTCGTACACGTCTAAACTCCACATAGTACAACCAATGGAATGACCGTCAACAAAAGGAATACCCAATCTTTTACATGTATCTTCCATTCTGATTGATATTTCAGCCATATTAAATAAATCGTCCTGCGATTTACTATATGGCGGCGTTATTGTATCGGTTGCATATTGTGCCCTTTCCGGTTGCGAAATAAAACAAACTAAAATTTCCGGCTTAAAAAAGTGTATTGTTTCAACCGTACTTTTCATTGCAGCACACATGTTTTTTTGTGTAAAACTATTTGGCGCATTATTATTTGCCAATAGTTGATATGGCGACAATCCGAACACTTCATTATATCCGGAACCGTTTTGTATCATTTTTATATACCCGGTTACTTCTTGTGCTTCTGTAAAATCCACAGAAAAAGCAATTTTCCAATCGGGCTTATCTAATACTCCCCATGCGTTCATCCCCTCGGCAATTCTCTGTATATATATAGAGTTTTTATCTTTTGATATTGTATAACCATCAATTGTTAATGCTACAATTTTATCAATAAGACTTTCGACCGTATCACTACTTGAATATGTAACACTTTGAGCAACTCCCGACAAATTGTTTTCTGTACCGATAGTAATTTTTACGGTTCCGCTTCCAACAAAATTTCCATCCTTAAATACTGAATTATATGCAAGTTCTTCAGATTGTGTTTTTCTGAATATTTGCAACTCATATTTCAAATGTTTATCTGTATTTTCTTCATCATAATATTTACCAAACAAATTTCCTCCGTGACCATAATCATTTGTTCCACCTTCGACGAAACAAATATCACAATTCTTTATTTGATTTATATTTGCTTCATTGTTTACCATGTTTTGTATAAAATTGGTAATTGTCTGCCCGTTTTGTCCATTACTTTCATAAGATGCTAATTTTAAATATTTTGCAGAACCTTGTGGAATACCTAAAACAACGTATGAATCACCAACATACAATCCTTTTTTACCTGCATGTGGGAAATATATTCCCATAACATTTAATATGTTATTTTCTATATTTAGTATTAAATCATTTAATCCATATCCAAATTTTTGATAACCCTCGTCTGTTTCTGACAACCAAACGTTTATATCGTCTTTAGATGTAAGATTTAATACCCCAAATTTAACAAAATACACATTTTCCGGGAATGGTTCTCCGGACGTCAGCCCGGTATTTCTACCGACTTCTTTTTGCTCTTCATCGTATGTAAAATAATATCCTTGATTTCCAAAATAATAAGTTTTTCCGGGTTCAACGGGTATTAAATTAGAATACGTCCACGCCCCTATTCCTTGAGGCTCATTCCATAAAGCCGGATTTACCATATTCCCATTTAGTTTTACATACAATGGCAAATTTACTAATGCGTTTTTTTCGTACAATACCGTTTTTTGCTGTAATTCTTTTACATTTTCAATTGTTTTAATATCTTCAACGGTGTATATTTCAACATCTTTGTCAAGTGTTCCGTTCTTTATTCTGTTAATGCCAAAATATGCGCTATTTTCCGGTGCTAACAAAATCACATCATAATAATTATCTAATATTTCAGTTGTAAATATCTGTAATGGTGTTTTGTCAATATCGTAAAAGACAACAGATACTTTACTACTAGATGTCGTATATAGGTTTTTAAATAGGAATAATTTATTATTTAGCCCGGTAATATCGGTATAATCGTAAGATTTTCCATAAGCATAACCGGAATATGCCCCACTAATGTTTATTAAATATCCATTTTTAGCTTTTAATGTCACATTCCATTTATTATTTATTATCCCTTTTCTAATATTAGATATTTTTTCATTGATTTGTGGAATATTAGATAAATATTTTGCTGCATCCTCAACGTTTAAATCTGTTATAATATATCCATATCCTCCGGTTAATAATGCGCCACCCGTACCAAATGCAATTTTAGGATAGTTTTCTACTTCTTCCGGTAAAACTAAATCCGTATTTATGGTTGTTCCGACTGAAACTTTCTGTTGTATTATTTTCCATGTTCCTTTTTCATACCCATATAAACTAACATAGGAATTAGAGGCAATTTTTAAGTTGACAATATGTAGCGTTAAACCTTTTTTAAAGTTAGTAAATTCTATTTTCTGGCTTGTTCCGTCTGCCTCAACTTTTTGTCCTCCAAAAACCGAACCTACGTTTGATTTACCCGCCAATTTTTTATCAACATCATCTTTATCTGAAATTTCGTTCCAATTTGAATCTTTTACCCATTCCAAATCTGTTATTGCCGTTCCAATGTATTGTTCATTTATCCAACCGTTAATAGGGTCTTTGTAGCTTATTTGCATACCGGGTTTTCTCAACTTTGAAATAACTTGTTTCCTCGTTGTGGCAACGTCTGTGTTCCAATCTAAAATCATGTTACCACCTCCGGCTCCTACTTCCAATGTTTGTTTACTCCATGTCCCATTCCATTTTAAAACGCCTAATTGACCAACATCAATTGTTAGATTTGAAAAGTTTACGTATGTTCCCTCTCCTGCCAAATAGAAAACGTTTTGGTCGGGCGTACCCGGATTTGTAGCTGTTGTTGCAACGCCTACAAATTGATAATTATCCCCTAAACTATTAATCATTGTAAGCAATGTATTTTGCAATACTTGCCCGGTAATTGATTGCGTTCCGTTCGTTTTAATAACGTTTGAAACCGCTTGTTTTAGTTGTTCGTAATTTCCCATAATTTAATTTTTAATCGGTTTTGAAATCATTATTATAATCGTCGTTAAAATCTCCTTTGTTTGCTATTATATAGCCACGTCCTATTTTCTTGACAACGGTATTTGTTTTAAATTCAATTTCTACGCTTGCCAAATCTCCCTGCGTTTGCCATTTCGGGGTAATTAAAAACGTGTCGCAATCGTATTCCCTGCCGTATTTATCCGTTATATGAATGTAATCAGCCATACGGATAAAACGCATAACGTCGCAAAGGAACTCCGGTGCCAATATTGTACATTTAAACGTTTTGACTGATATTTGTTTTTCCGGAAAAAAATACCCGTCCCGTTCTTCGCCGTCCTCTTCAAATTCATAATCCGGTTTTCCCAACTCTGTACAAAGGTACAACGTATTTTTGAAATCCGGGTTTTTATATACTATTTGCCCGGCGTCGAAAACCAAATTTTCCATGTCCCACCATTCAATTTTAAGGTACCCGGAAACATCTTGTACAACGGTAAACATTTCTGAATACCACGTTTGAACCCCGTCGGATAACCTCATATAATAAATTCCGTCTAACTGATTTAATTGAATTGGTAATATTGCAGGGTATATAATTACATCATATCCCAAAGATTGAAAACGGACAATCTGCAATCCGGTTTCTTTCATAGGTGTTGTAATGTTGGCAATTTGTTTTCCGTTTTTATCATATAACAAAACAGACGTAACGACGTTTGCACGTGTATTTCTGATAATTTGAAATGGTAATAATCTATTAGCCGGGGCAAACAACGGATATATTGCGCCGTATGCGTAACTTTTACGGTGGTTCTGTTCATTTATTGACGTGTACCACGGTAAAACGCTTGTATTGTTATTCTGTATCATATTTCAACGTTGCTTTAATGTTTCGACTACACAAATTTACTGAAAGTTTATCAACTTGACCGTTACCGATATATGTTTTAACTAACTGCATCGGGTTTGGGTCTGTGGTTCCTGCCGGGAAATTCAATGTTTGTTTCTTTTTACGTTCCAATCCTCCCATAGCATAATATGGGGAATTATTTATTTTGAAATTCCGTGCGGGCATATCATAAACCCAATATGTCGGTTGTATATTGATAAACGCTAAATATCCATTTTGCAAAAAATATTCTACGCTATCAACGGTTTGTCTTGTGAAAGGCAATTCCAATTGTCCGCCGCCGGACGGCGTAACTGCTGCAAACAATGCGAATCCATCGGAACTAATTGCACCGGGGTTTAACAACATCAAATCTATGTCAGACGTAAAATTTGATATGTTAATTTCTTCAATTTTCCCGGCTGTTACATATTTTGACGTAATTTCTATTGGCAACCCCTCAAATGGTGTTGTTACATCATCCATCCACTCAAATCGATAACGTTCCGGCATTTCTACTTTGTCAAATGAATATTCAGACGTTGCAAAAGCTAATTTTTTGCCGTTCCTAACGCTTTCTAATTGTGTTAAATCATAATCAATAATCGGGTTATATCCATACGAACCGCCATTTCTAAACCAACTTACCTGTTCAATTTTAAATTTTCCGTCCTCAATATACCAATAACATTTGTAAATATCCCGTAACATCGTCATAATCTGTTGTAATGTAATCGGGGCTTTTTGCGCCGGGGATTTATATTCGCCATTAATGATATTACTTTTCTGACTTATTAGCAACTTAAATGACTGCCCGGAAATAGGATTGTTTGTGTTATAAAGAAATTGGCTGTATTCCGGCGTCGCTTCATGCGTTATTCCGGGCGCAAATTCTTTTAATAGCACATTGATACATGACGACAATGTAAACGCATCACGCAAAGTATATGCTTTTCGGGCTTTTTCCTCTAATATCCAATCCATCAGATAAAACCCAAACCATAACGACGCATAACGCCACGTTGACCGGGCGATTGGATAAAACGTTTGTCCATATATGGAATAAGGCGGCTCAAAATACTTTCCACTGTCGGCTAATCCCCACTCGGTCGGCGTATCTGAAAAATTATTAGATATAAATGCCACGTCGATTGCGTAACCAATTGCCCGGCGGTAATTTCTATTATTATCTACAATATCATCGGACGACAACGGGTATGTATCTAAATTGTCTATTTTATCAACATCAACCAAATATCGGGCGTATATATTATAACTTTTCATATCGGCGTGCATCGTACCCGTTGCTCCGGAACCCTCAACGGCGGTTAAATCAAATTCCAACGTATCAAAAGGTTCTTGCGTTATCTTTGTAAACCGGAACATTGCCACATCATCAGAACGGCGGCGTATCTCAACACCTGCTAGCCCAATAGGTAGCCCACCCGCAACTAGTTTTTGTGCAATATGGATATAATAATTTACATTTAATTCCGGGTATAAATCTCCCATAAATTCATCAGGACTTACACCCGTCGACATCCGCCCAGTATAAAGCCCGGATATTACCGCCGGGGAACCGTGCGACGTAATTTGTATTTCTTTCAAAATATTACATAGTGCAAAATGATAGGTTTGTATTAATGCGTTTTGGTCAGTCGTGGCGTTTGCGTCTTGTTCCCAATTCGTGCCGCCCAAAAAGCACGAAACAATACTATCTCCGGGAACGTATATTTGTATCAATGGGCGTTTTCTTATTGTAAGAAATTCGATTTGTGGGGTCAACTCAATTAAATTGTATTCCTTTTCCAATCCTGCCAAAACGTCGTTGTATTGGTCTATTGTTTCCGGCTGTACCGTAACCAATTTATCATCATCATTAAACGTACAATCCGTTTTCATAAACTTTGCTTTATAGTATTGATTGTATGTTTGTCCCCAATCATCGCTTTTTTCGATATATAGGAAAAATTCAGAATCAAACGGGGCGTCATTGATAATATCGTAATCAGCACGGACAAAGTTTATTTTACCGGACAATTTAGCCCGGTAAAACCTTTGATTTGTTTCCAACTCATAATCCAACGTTAAATCATCCTTATAATTGGGGCGGACGGTTTGTTTGGTTCCGTCCTCCCCTATCTGCAAAAAGAATCTATATTTTGGTGTCATAGTCTTTTTATTTTACGTTTCAAATTCTTGTAACTTTCAATCGTATTTCCGTCGCCATCCACGTAAACCCGTCGTCGGTTCTGTTCCTTAATTTCCCTTACATCATCCGACAAATTGCGTAAATCCGGGCTTTGTCCGGTAACGTTTAACGTCAAACCGTCGCCGTCTGAATAGGATTTTAAATACTTATGTGCAAACGTACCATTGTTTAGCGAATTGATAACGTCCGGTATTATCTTTCTGAAACGGCGTGAACTTCGTTTATTTATCACGGCGAAAAATTCGCCTCCCTCGGCACGTCGGCGGGTTCCGTCCGGTTTCGTTCCTAAATCAATATCATTTCCGCTTTGGTGCGAACCGCCCTCCAAAAGTTCAACGGTACCGTCGCCGTATGTTTCCGTTCCTCCGGTTCCTCCGGTCTGTTTTGCCAATTGCGCCGCCTTGATTTTAGACGCTGCAAAACTCGCCCACATTACGGCAATTGCAGGTATTGCAAACGGGAAACCTAATTGCGACCATATCAACGCCGTTGCTGTTACCATGTTTCCGATTTGCTGCAATGTTTGTATTGCTGCCTGCTGTTTTTGCGCTTTCTGTTGTTCTTTCAACGCTTTTTCTTGGTTTTTCTTTGCCAAATCCAACTCCTTTTGCGCTTGTACAACATTATTGGCGTACCCGTTTGCCCTTGCTTCCAATTCTGCATCCAACGCCGATTGTGCGGCGGAAACCTCTTTATCCGCTTGCTCAACGGCTGCATCTGCTGCGGCAACACGTGCCGCCGTGAATGTATTTAACGCATCCAATGCGTATTGCATAGACGTATTAATTGCCTCTTTTTGGTCGTCGTCCAAATTAAGCCCAAACAAACCGTAAATGTCTGTTCCTCGTTCCTCCCCTTTGGATTGCTCAATTTCTTGGTCTATTTTTTTAATAGTGTTTTGAATTGTTTGTACCTCAACATCAGACAATTTATTGGCGGCTTGCTGATTTAATTCTAAAACCTTTTGCAAACGTTCCTTTTCTGCTTGCAAACGGAATTGAGTTTTCCGGGCTTCTGAATTTCTCAACAAATCAAACTCCGATTGTGCCAACGCTTGTTGTTGGTCGAATATCTGTAATTGCGCTTGCAAATATTCGTCCGCAATTCCGGCTCCCTTTGCGTCAAAACTTGCATTAATCGCCGCGGCGTCCTGCTGTTGCCCGGTCGGTTTCTGTTGGTTCTGTAATAATGCGGTTTGTCTTTCGTTTTCCAACAACTGCATCCGCAATTGTTTTTCCTGCTCGCTTCCCTCTTTGACTGCTTGCAAACGTAATTCAATGCTTTCTTTCTGTAACGCTAATTCCTGCAATTGTCGGTCTTGTTCGATTTTCAATAACGCCTCGGTTTGTTGCTGTTCCAACGCCGTAATTGTGGCGTTTATCGCTTGACGTCCGGTTTCGTTCAAATCCTTTTCGGTCTGCAATTGGTGTTGTAAATCCTCAATTTGGCGGGAATACTGATATTGCGTTTGTTGGCGACGCTTTGCCCATTCGTCGGTTTCCAACTGCAATTGTGCATCCTGCAATTTTCGGGTTGCTTTCAAATTCTTTTTATATGCTTCCTCTACCTTTTTTGCAGCCTTTTCCGCTTCTTTATCCTTTTTTGTCGTATCAATTTTTGGCGAATTTGTCGTTACGGGGCTATTCCCGATTTGTGCTTGCGTATCTCCAACAGATACCGGGATTGTTATCGGCTTTATTTTCTTTTGCATATCATCCAATCCCTCTTTGAAATTTTGGGTAATGTCCTTTACTTGTGCTTTTACCAAATTTCCGTATGCGGCTGCATAATCTGACAACCCCTTTTTAATGTCGTCAAAATCCAGCGTAAACGCTCCCTTTAATGCGGTTCCGGTTGCTTTGACAATATCAATAAAGAATCCAAACAAATTTCCTAACGTGTCAAATGTGGTTTTAAATCCGGCAACAATCCCATTCCAAATTGCACGTATTAAAACACTTTCATTGTATAACTCAATCAAGTAATTGACAACATCAATAACCCCTTTTATTATCGCCGTCAATCCTTGGTTAACAAAAACTTTTGCCTGCGTTGTCAACGTTTCAAAATTCCCTCCGGTTGCGTCAAACAACCCGGATAATGCGTTTTGCAACTCAATTTGGCTTTGCAATTGTTCCTCCTGCAATTGCGCCAAAACTCCGGCTTTCCCTTTTACTTCATCCATGTTTGTTGAAATATCTTTCAACGTGCGCAAATACTGCAATCCGGCGTCCTCTCCGGGCCCCCCGAATATATCTGCAATTGCAGCCCCGACCGTTGCCGCATTATCCGGCAATTCTGCCAATTTTGCGGAAACGTCTTGTATAACATCGAACGTTGTTTTGGTTCCGGTCTGCAAATCTTTTTGAACTTGTTCCGACGAAATACCGATACCGTCCAAAGCCACCGCCGTCGCCGTCGTCATTTCACGCAAACGCAAATTTGCCTCCTTAATTGCGTCAACGCCTTTGTCTGAAAAGATACCCATTTTGTTTGTTTGGGTAACAATTGCAACAAATTGGTCTGCTGATATTCCCGCCTCTTTGAAATATGCCGGGTATTCTTTCAACGTGTCTAAAAATTCCCCGTTCGCATCGCCTCCGGCTAAAAACCCATCCTTAACCAATTGCAATGCCTCATTTGCAGAAATACCAAATTGTTTTGATAATGCGTTTGTTGCAATCAATGTTTCCCGGAAATCTGCGTTGAATGAATCGGCGACGGCTTGCACCTCATTTCTAAACGCTTTCAAATCATCGCCACTTTTCCCGGTAAATTGTTGCGTCAATCTCGTTGCCTCAACTAACCCGGCGTTATAATCGTACCACCATTTAAACGCCGCACCCGCCGCCGCAATTCCGGCAATCGCCAAAAAAACCGGGTTTGAAAGTAATCCCAACAAAGTTTTTCCCAATGCTTTTGCCCCGTCGCCAATAGCTGTAAAAACGGCTTTACTTTCAGCCCCGCCACGTCCTAACGCCAAAAGACTTTCGCCAAATGCGCTATTTAAACCTAACGTTTCTTTTAATTTGTCGCCATACGCAATAATTGCGTCGGACGCCTCCGTATAATTTCCGACGTTCAATTGAAATTTCCCGGTTGCTTCCTGCAAACGTTTCATTTCTTCGTATATTTCTTTGGTTTGTGCAACCAATTTTCGCCCCTCCTCGGTGTTTTCCCGTTCGGCTTTAGTCATGTTGTTTAAATAAATCTTATTCAATGAATATTGCGCCGATAAACGGTTATAACTACCCTCGGCGGATTGATTTATTTTCACAATCAGTTTATTAATTTGGTTCGCTTCCTGCTGTGCCAATTTTAACTCGGCTAACTTTTTGGCGTTCTCGCTTTCTGCAAACGCCAAATCACGTTGCGCACGTGCCAAACGTTCCGCATCGTCTGCGGCTTTTTTGGTTGTCTTTCGCCCGTCCTCCGTTGCGCCGGAAACCTTTTTCAGAATCTCCGCCAATTGTATTGCTTCGGCTTTGATATTTTTCAGCGCATTTGTATATGTGTCCGAGAGTTCATCCAATTGTTTTATCAAATCTGTAATCGAATTATCCGGGCTTATTAAATCCGAATATTTGATTGGGTTGTTATTATCTGCCATACGCCGATTATTAAGTTATTTACGGGAAATTCCCCGTCTGTTGCATTTTCTTTTCTCAAATGTGTAATTTATCGCCTAAAAATAAAAACGCCGGGAATCGCCTTATTTTACCATTTTTTGCTTGTTTGCTTTTTTGGCTTGTTCCTTGATATACTCAAATGCGTTGTAATATTCCAAAACGGTAAATTTCTTTGGGTCAACATGCAAATTTTGGGACAATATCAAACACATATTTTCAAATTGTCTGTCATGCCTAATTTCCACGCTTTCCGAACCGGTAAACGTCTGCGGGTTGAAATAGGTTATCAACTCCGCCGTAATGTCGTCAATCTCTTTTGCGTCCGCCTCGGTTGCCCGACCGTCTATTATTGTGCGTAATACAACAATTGTTCTTTGCTTCAATTTATCGTAATACTCTTTCAATGTCGCATCATCGAACAACCGGGTAAAATACAAACGCAATTCATCGTCTATTTTTTTTTTAACCGCTTCCAAATGGGCGGTTATCTCTGAATTTGCAACGTCTTTAAAAAGACTGATTGTTTGTTGCAATCCATCATCTGACAAATCATTTCGGGGTTTACCATTTATTGATTTAACCAACACGGCAAAAGCCAAATGCCGGGGGGAAACCTCGGATTGAATGAAATATATGTTTTGGCGCATATTTTCCAACTCAACGGTTGCCATGTTTGGCGTTGGGCTGTTCAAATAACGTATTACCTTTTCAATATGTCGGTCAAAATCTGACAAATCGGAACCAACCCCGGCGTCAACCAAAAGCATTTTGTTATACTTGTGGAAACGCATAATTGGCAAATCCTCGATTGAATCATACAACTCAACGTTCATTCCTTTTATTTGTACATTCTTCATAATAAAACACGTGTTATCATTGTACTACAAAAGGGAACGCCCAAAAATGAGAGGTTCCCGGTAAATATCAACGCAAAGAAACAAATCAAAACGCAAGTCCACCACGACAAACAGAAATCGCAATTAAACATCTTTGAAAAGAAATCGTTCCCGTGAATCTGTACCCATTCAATGACGCCCCATTTGCGTAATAACGTCAGCACAAAAGCCGCTATTAATGCGACAACAATAATGTTATAAATAAAATGTTCCATATACTACAATTTACATGTTTCTCCAATACTCAATTCGCCCTCAAACCGGAATCCGCCGAACGGGTGCATTAAAAATTGGTTTTCTATTTCATCCAACGAAAAGCCCCTGTAAATGTTTTCCGCCAATTCGTACACTTTGTTTATTCTGTAACTTCCATTTCGCACCAAAAAACCGCCGTTCAAAACGTCCAATATTTGCCGCTTCAAATCCTCTTTGTTGCGTGTGCTTGCATCGTTGTATATCTTTCTGTAATCAAACCAAAAGATAATCGAAAACGCCGTTTTTATGCCAATATCAACTCCGGGTTCCCAACTGATATTTTGCGGGTCGTCAACCCAAAAGAAACAGAAATTACCAATACCCGCATCGGGGCAAACTTCCATATATTCGTTTTTCCCGGAATACACGTTTGGCGTATAATAGCGTTTTTGGTTTGCGTTCATTTTAACAAGTCTTTCCGCCCTGCCAAACGCATAATCCAACCACGGCAAATTATCAACCAATCCGTTTTGAATGTTCCCAATAATCCGGTCTAACAATTCCGGGTTGTCAACAACCGGGGCTTTTACCTTATTTGCCATAAATTTGTTTTTTTGTTTCTGCCATTAAATCCGGGAAAATATATTTCCAAATCAATATTGAAATATTTTCGTCGGTTAAACCCAATATTTGACGACCGTATTTTTTTATTAAATCCTCTGTTTTAAAGTCAGACGCTTTAATTTCAAATTGTTTGTCGCCAACCTCTAAATAAAAACTACTTTCAAAATCTCCCTCATCCCGTAACGTTACCCGGTTTGTTGGCTGTCCCTTAGCCTCTTTAATTGCGATTGTTACGGGGCTGTATGGTGCATAATCCGAAATTTCGACGCCCAAACGGTTAATACCTTGTTCAAACAATTGTTCCTCGGCGTTCAAATCAACTATATATGACTCATTGTCCCATATAATGTTTTGTATTATCCGCCCGGACGTCAAAGCCTCGTTGAAATCCGCAACCCTTTTTCGCAAATCGGTTATCCGTTTCATAAATACAACTTTTACATGAAATTATATACAACTTTCCCTTTGAATTATATAATTACACGGTTCTGTATCTTACCCCACGGTTATTGCAGGCTAAACAGATACGGTCTAACCCTTGCGTATCTATTTGCAACGCCTCATAAGACTTTTTAAGGTCGTAACCTAAACCGCCGGGACGAACGCCGGACGTGTTGCCGTCCAACTCATACAAAATATCCATCCGGGTTGCGTTTGATTGATTGCGGTTAACCCTTACGTTGGGGTTCATTGCCAACGTCCGCAATGCAATTGCAGCAACTTGTCTTTGTATTACCGTTTGGAAAATCTGCCTTTGGGAAATAATGAAATCCGTTAAATCGCATCCAATAGTAATTTCGCAATTCAGCCCGTAATTTTGGGTTCGTGTGTATAAGGTTTGCGCAATGTCCCATAATTCCGGATATTCTGCGAACGTTTCCGGCGCATGGTACATAAACGGCGTTACTTGCAAATACTTTGTCAATTCTCGCCAAACCTCAACGGAACCCATGTTGCACGTTCCGCACGGCTCCCGGCTCCAATCCTTTGATACGTTAATTGCTTCCATTCCGGCGGGTAATTCGTCTTGATTGTAGCAAAGGAACCACGACCCCCCGGCGTTGTTCTTGTCGCTTATATACGGCAAATAACAATCAGTTAACGGGAACCACTGAAAACCGCCATTTGTAACGGTAAAATTCAAATCAAAAGTCTTTATTGGGTCTATCTGCGACGAATGAAACAAATACATTCTAACAACCCCGGTTCCCCCGGTCATTTGCAAACCTATCTTTTCAATTTTCGCCGTCACTCCCATTGCACGAACCGGGACAATTTCAAATCCTACCAACTTATGATTGTTTTGCAACGTCGCCCGTATGCGTCCGGCACCATCAAAGAACGTTTTTCGCTCCAACAAATTACGTGTTTCTTTATCCAACTGCTTAATCTGTGTAAACGTCTGTATTGCGGTCGCAATTCCGTTTCGGGTCATTCTCTCCAAAAAGTCCGTCAACATATTATACGGTTTCCAATATGGGTTTCCGTAATCCTCCCGGCTGTAATCATTATTAAAATCGCTTGCCGTTGGTTCCTCTCCGGTGTTGTCAATTTTAGCAATCCAAACAATACCGTTATGGCTCACTTTCTGCCCGGCTTTGTACGGCAATATCATGTTCCATTCCGGGTATTGCAGCCCCCAATCATCCGGCATAATCGCCGCCATACTATCCAACGTCAAAAGCGGGTGCGCACCTTGAAAATACAACCCACTTTCCGTCTGCGTTAAATTGTCGTCTATCGCCTTTGCCGGGTCGTATGATTGCTCCCACCCGCACACATTTTTTAACGCTTCGCATATTTCATTTATTCTTATCATAAAAACGCCCATTTATTTCCCATATTAGGAATTAAGATTGCAATAAATAAGGGGGCGGGGATAACCACCCCGTCCCCTCGGTTAAATAATTCGTTATGCTCCGGCGTTATGCGCTCGCACCTCCGGCGGGAAATTCCCCGGCGTTGGTTACATATACAGGCATACCCAAAGGTACATTTTCCGCACGTGCTGCAATCTGCGCTTTGATAATCGGATTTGCAACGGTTGTTGGGTTGCTGTTGTAAGCAATTACAAACGCAACATCTGCGCTAAATCCAAAATATTCTTTCACGTTGCACGTCATATCGGCACTCGCTGCGCCTGCTGTCTGTGACTGGTCGCCAACTGCTGTGTAATAGTGCGAACCAACGGGCAAATCAATGTACGGCAAACGTACAACGTCCCATTCGTGGAAATTCGCACGGGTGCGGTTCAACGCCTCACGGTCAACACGTGTTAAAACGCCAACGTTACCATCCTCTACGGCAAAGAATGTGCCGTTTTTGCTAGCTTCATTTACGACGTTGTTTGTATAATGGAACACTTTATTTTCGTATTCCATACGCTTGTTTACGTCGTTATAAATACCGTGCTGTGCCAATTTTTTAATAAGGCTGTCAATTCCGGCGTTACCTACGACGTGAACCAAACCCGGATAACAATTTGCACGCATAATCGGGTTAATATCGCCCATAATTTCGGTTGCCATCTGCGTTGGAACCTCAATAACGTTTGCAGTGAAATTGTAATTCAACTTGTCTTTCAATACTTGGGTTTTTCCTGCCTCCAACGCTGCAACGGCTGCTTGGTCTAACGAATTTGCAAACGCTCTGCAAACCTTTTCCATTTTGCGGTTGAAATCGTGGTCATACGAAATTTCGTTGTTCATATACAACGTTGGCACCATTGTAAAGCCGACGGAATATGTCGCCCAAACCACGGTATAAAGTGCGGACGTGTTTTCATCGTCCGGGATAACACACGTACGAACGTTGCTAACCGTAACGTCGCCATCGTAATTGATAACCGGAACTTGTACCGTATTTCCGATTGAGGCAAACGCACGTTCACGCAATTTCGGGGACAAAATGGAATTTCCGGCGTTGGTCTGTTCAATGAAAAAATCTAATGCGCCATACTCACACGGGCGGGTCATATTACGGTCTAACTCCGGGTTTTCTACTCGCCAATTCTGTAATCTTGTTGCAATTAAACTCATAGTCTTTTTATTTTAATTTGTTATTAAATGCGGGTTTACCCATTACCCGGTTATCTCTCCGGCAATTTGTTAATACTATTTTCCTGCCAAACCTTTCTCATATCTTCGTCAAACTCTTTGGAACCTACCGTTTTACCTTGCGCCATCAATTGTTTTGTAATAAGTTCGTACGCCTCTGATTGCGTTTTGGCTCCGCTTACGTCCAATGTAATTCCGCCGCCTCCGGCACCGCCTGCGGGCTTATTTGTGCCGCCTCCTAGCTGTTGTCTTTGCTGCTCCAATACTCCCATCGTTTCCAATTCTTTTGTCAGCAACTCGGCGGGCGTGAATGGGTTCAACTGATTGTTTGGATTGCGCATAATTGCGCCGCTTGCATCTTTGAACGCCAAAACCTTTCCGCCGTTTCCGTCGTCTATATATTCCGGGTTCATGCCTTTTACTTTTTCGGTCGCCTGCGTCAAAATAACCTTTGTTACGCTTTCCGGGAATCCTGCTTTGAATTTAAGCCCGGCGGCGGCTGTCTGCAATGCGTTATCAATTCTTACTCCGAACAATTCTTTTTCGTGGTTTGCCTTTTCTGCCTCATACTTGGTTGTCAACTCGGTAAACTGCGTTGTCACGTTCTGCAAATCTGCTTTTGCCTGCTTCAATGCTTTCACGGTTTCCGCATCTGCCGCACCATCGGCAATTGCCTTTTCTAAACGGGCTCTTTCCTTGGTCAATGAATCAATCTGCGATTGCAGCCCGGTTGCGCCATCGGCTTTTGTTTTCATTTCCCCCATTACACGTTTTGCGTAATCATACGTTTTTTCGGTTCCATTTTTAGCGATACCGGAAACCGCCAAAATATCGGCATCCAAAGCCCCGTAAATTTCGCCCGTTTTCTTGGCAATAACGCTGTTTTCGTCATTCTGCGATAATGTTGTTATCGCTGTAATCTGTTCGTCAGACAATCCCGACAAAGCCGCATTTGCAACTAAAATTTCTCTCGTTAACATAATATTCTTACCCTTTGAATTAATTAAGTGCGATTGCTTCTACTGCTCCGCTGTTTGCGTTAATAATATCAATTGTGTATTTTGGGGAATCCCCGGTTGTGTCAACCAACCAACTAACAACACGTGCATGGCTGATTTTCTTTTCAACCTCTTTTGTTACCAAAATAACGTCGGTAATTGTTCCGCCCTCAATACATTCAATCAACTTTTTCTTTGTGCCGCCGTCCAATGCTGCGGCGGTTGTGGCTACTTCAATAACCAAATTGTCTTGCTGTGCAATCTGTGCCATATTCGTAATTTTTAATGGTTAAACATTCTCGTTGTTTTCCGGGCTATCGCCTGCCGCTTCCTCTGCTTCTGCTGTTTTTTCGGCTTTTGGTTTTCGTCCGGCTTTCTTTGGTTCTGCTGGGATAACTCCGGCGGCTGTCAGTTCTGCAATAATTTCGGCTTTCATTTGTTCACGTTCTGCCGCCTTTGCTTCTGCTGCCGCCTTTGCTGCTGCTTCTGCCTTTGCTCGTTTGCTGGCTTCAATCTTTTCTTTGTTCGCTGCCTCCCAAACGTTCGGGTCGTGCATAATGTCAACTTTATAACCCATTTTTCGCAAATTGTGCAATCCGAATGTTTCAAAGAACTTTTTTCCGAAAACCTGCATACGTGGTCGTGAAATTCTTTCGCCCGTTTCTTGGTTGAATTTTACAACCTCAATACGACAATGATAAAAACTTTCTTCCCCTTTTGGAACAATGAAATTTTCCGGGGTAACGTCCAACAATCCGACGTCCTTTGTTTTACCCTCTGTTTCTGCTTTCACTCGCATAATCATAAATTTTTTTTGTTATTACTTCAATTTTCTTGGAAAATGGTATTTGGCTGCCAAATTCCAAAACGTTTGTATTCTCACGTTCAAACCTACGCACAAAATTAGCGAAATTCAATTTAATGCGCAATTCATCCTCGGTAATTAGCTGTTTTTCGTACAATTCTAATACTTCCGGACGTGTCAAATGTCGGTACGGCTCCAATTCTACCAACACTAACATACGTTGCATTTGTATTGGGTCGTGTCTGTACTCCGTTTCGATAATCTGATTTTGTAGCGCATCCAATTCCCCCTCGCTTGCTCCGCTTTCTTTCGCCATCTTATAACGTTCTCGCAATTGGGTTGCATCAGACAAATAAAACTCGGTGCCATAATTGATTTTTGCCGAAATAAACATTGTTCCATAACGCAAACGGCAAACGGTTTCGTCAACGAACTTTTGCGCCGCCTCAAAGCCTTTTTTTACTCGGTTTAATACCGTGCTTTGGCTTTCAAAATTGGCTTTAATTTGCTGTTCATTTAATGCTTCACGGGTTGTTATTTCCTCGTTGGTACCAACAACCGCCGTAATTATGTTTGTACGCAACCGTTCTTCCTCGCTAACGTTATAATCCAAACTATTACGGTCAACGGTCAACATCTGAACCGGGTTGCGCAAATCCGGCTGTTTGTCGCCGTCCGGTACCGGAATTTCAATGAATGAACCAACCCCGACAATTCGTTTATCTCCGCATTTCGGGCAACGCATCAATAAACCCGCTTGGTCTAATTTATAATAGCCTTGTTTATCTTTCAAAAACCCGCCGTCGCAATAATCGCCGTTTTCGCCGTTCGTAAAATCGCAACTTTGTTCATATCCGGAATAAATCGGGTACGACCCGTACATATCCAAATTTTTCTTTGATAAATGATAAAAAAGGAACCAATCTAAACTTTCCAACTCGGTTGTTAACGGGGACGCCTTAACGTCCGGTTCTCTCAAACTCAATGGTTCGTTCCAAAAAAAACGTGCTGGGCAATATCCCAAATCGTGCGGGCTATCAATCAGCAATTCGCCAATATTGCCTTTTTCCTCGGTAAATACCCGGTATCGTTCATCGTCAATTACGGCAATACGGTTGTCGTCCTGCCGGAATATTATCCAACGCATAACGCCCGTTGTTTTGTCTGCCTTGTATGAAATAACGTGTTCTATTGGCAACCAATAAAAGTACGGTTGCGGGTAATTATCGCCGGGGGATTGCTCTTTTGGCAAATCAACAATTAATACGCTGTTAATTTCGGTTTTGAAATATTCCCATCCCTTTGTGCTCCAAATTTCGGGTTCTTCCAATACGTGTTGTCTGTAATACTCCCAATCGTCCCTTTGTTCGCTGTTCATAAACTGATAATTGAACGCCGGGTTACGACCGTCAAAAATGCGGCTCAACTTATCAAAACAAACGCCCGTTACCTCGTTTGTCTTTACGGGGTAACGGAACAATGTTTTGAACACTTTGAATTTGTCTGCGGGTATAAGGTTTGAAACATAAGCCAAAAAATCGGTCACGGGTTGCGTAATGTATGGCGTCAACGCCTTTTCCGCATGAAATCGTATGCGGTTTTGGTGGTAAATCGCCCTACTTATCGCCGCTTTGTTCCGTGGCTCCGTTATCTGCTTTTTTATTTCTCTTATATCTAAGCCCATTTTCTTTGTCAAATTCAAATTTACTATTTTCCGGTAACTGCCAACCGCCGTTATTTGGCATTTTTAAAAGTCTTTCGGCGTGGCTAACTTCAAAATCTCGTGTCGTTTTCAATGTTTCATTTTCCAACGTCACTATTGTTTGTTTACCCTGCTGCATTTTTTAAGTCTGTTAGCGGGTTAAAATCTTCCGGTACGATAATAGCCAAATCATCCGACCAATTAGGTAAAAACGCCCATTGTATTGCGTTGCTATCGGGTGCCTCAAATCCTCCCAATGTTTTATCCCCGATAAACAAAGAACGAATTGGAATAGGATAATGCGTTTTTGCTGTTGTCGGGTCTTGCAATGCACCAATTGCGCCGTTTTCATCAAACAAATAAACCCCCAAATTTTGGGAATCGCTTTCACATTGCAAATCTTTCAATGCTTTAATCAGTGATTGCGGCATTTTACGCATAACCGCCGTAAATGGGGTTGGCTCACGTCCAATAATTTCTTCAATACCGCCCAACGTTTCGTTTCCTCCGCCGAACGTACGGGGTGCGCCTGCTTCTGCTGTCGGTGCTTGGATATACGGGGAGACAACAACTTTCGTGTCGTCATCTGCCGAGAACAACGGCGTCCATGACGCTTTTTTCCCAATACCCGCCGTCGTGGTAAATGAATTTTTTTCTCCGGTGCTTTTATACAATCTCTGAAACGCTACTTTCTGAATCTGTCCGAAACTCTCGGCACACGTAAAGTTTGGAATGTTTGGCAACGCTGCTGCTGCCGGGCATTTACAAATAGCCATAATCTTAATTTTTTAACGTTAAAACTTTTGTTATTATCTCCGGGGGCTAACCCTTTGCCCCATTACTTATTGCAAAGTTATAATATTTTCGGCTAAATCCTTGCATATATGAAATAAAATGCTAATTACGACGTTTAATTCCCCTTGTTGCTTGGCTGTATGGTCTTGTATCGCCGTCCGCCAATTCCTTTTCATATATTCCGGTCAAACCGTCCTCCGGGTCGTCATGCTCATTTGCTGGGAAATCACGCAAAAACCCGGTTACGTGTTCATGTATCTTTGGAAAACGTTCCTCCCATCCTAACGGCATTATGATTTGGGCGTTGACGCTTGCCGAATTTGTTATAATGCGGCTTTCCTTGTTGGCACCTTGGTAAAATGGTTCGGAAATCGCTTTTATCTTTTTACGTATCAACTTTTCAAACCCGGCACCGCCGTTGTTACTTTCAATCCATGCTTTTTGCGTTCCGCATCTGTTTATCATTTCCGGGACGGTAACGGCTGTTATTTCCGTGTTTTCCTGCGTAAATACCATGTCAGTAATTAGCGCATACAAAATCGGTTCAAACCGTTTCTTTTGTTCGTTCCATGCCTCATTACCGGATTTGTAAACGTCATAACACGCCGAAAATGTAAAGTCGTCGCCCTCGTCTGCCACGTCTGTATAATTACCACTACGCACGAACGTTCCCCATTCTGATTTGTCAACGTACGTTCTGAACGGGTTCCGGTACAATCTACCCTCTGCG